TCCTCAAGGCGAATCCACTGGACTCAAGATGCCTTATATCGTGACAATCGTGGAGTCATCTGGTGAAGTATTATCAATCAAAAGGAATTTCAACGAAGCCGATCCGTTACGTAGTAAAATACCTTACTTTGTACACTATAAGTTTCTGCCTGGTCTCGGCTTTTATGGCTTTGGTCTTACACATATGATAGGAGGCTTATCAAGAGCTTCAACATCAATTCTAAGACAGTTAATAGATGCAGGGACATTATCAAACTTACCTGCTGGATTTAAAGCACGAGGTGCAAGAATAAGAGATGATGAAACACCTCTTAATCCTGGCGAGTTCAGAGATGTGGATATGGTTGGTATGGATTTACGTCAAGCTATTATGCCGTTGCCATTCAAAGAACCATCACAAACATTATATTCTCTTATGGGAACATTAATTGATTCTGGCAGACGTTTTGCATCTATGGCTGATATGAAAGTTGGTGAGATGCAGGGCAACGCACCTGTAGGCACAACTATGGCTATTATGGAACGTGGCACAAAGGTTATGTCTGCTATACATAAACGTCTGCATTATTCTCAAAAAGTTGAGTTTAAAATACTGGCAAGAATATTTGCAATGGGTGCGCCAATGTATCCTTATCAGGTGCCAGGTGCGCCACCTGAAATAAAGCAAACTGATTTCGATCAAAGAATAGATGTGTTACCTGTTTCAGATCCAAACATATTTTCTATGTCACAACGTATTGCTTTAGCACAGACACAATTACAACTTGCACAAAGTAATCCAGATATACACGGACCTAATGGTATGTATCAAGCGTACAGAAAAATGTATGAGGCTTTAGGTGTAACAAATATAGATGCCATATTACAACCACCTCCACAACCAGCACCTATGAATCCAGCAAAAGAAAATCAGGAGGCATTGAGAGGTGCAAGATTGCAGGCATTTCCTGAACAAAACCATCAGGCACATATATCTGCACATTTAGCTATGATAGCCACACCTATTGCTCAATCAAATGCGGCAATTGTTATGACATTGCAAGGACATATATCAGAACACATTGCTATGATGTCTGAGATACAAGCTCAACAAGAGATTACTGCCAATATACCACCAGAACAACAAATGATGATGCAACAAGATCCTAATGCTATGAAACAGGTGCAAGATCAAATAACATCTAGGGCGGCTGAAATATCAAGTGAAATAAGTGAGCAATATGCACAATCAATAACTCCTCCACCTACAGAAGATCCTCTTGTATCTATCAGAAAACAAGAGTTAGCAATAAGAGGACAAGAGGTAGCTCAAAAACAACAACAATTTGAAGTTGAACAACAATTTAAGAAAGAAAAAGAAAGAAATGATGTTTTACTTGATCAGCAAAGACTTGATCAGCAAGAAGAAATAGCCAATCAAAACGATCAAACAAAAAGAGACATTGCTTCTCTTAAAGAAATGAAAGGATAAGTTATGGTTAGTTCAGTTCGTGCAGGTATGATTGCACAAGAGAAACAAAAAAAGATACAAAGAAGACTTGCAAAAGAAGGAGTTGTAAATGCCGTTGAAGAAAGGATCGAGCCAGAAGACAATCAGCAAGAACATACGCAAGTTAAAGAAAGAGAAATACCCACAGAAACAAGCGATAGCAATAGCATTGTCGAAAGCGGGGAAATCAAAGCCGAAATTAACAAACCGAAAAAAAAATCAAAAAAAGCCACTAAAAAAAAGTAGTGGTGGTATGATAAAGAAGTTTTCACCAATAGCCAGACCACAAAGGTTCCAAGGCGTTTTATAATGGAGTTCCAAGATAGATCCAGTAACAATATCCGTAGCCGTAGGTGTAGCATCAAAAGCCTTTGACGCAATAAAAAAAGGTTTCGCAGTTGGGCGCGATATTGAACAAATGTCTGGAGATATTGGACGATGGATGGGAGCTGTGTCGGATGTCGATAATGCTGAGAAACAAGCTAAAAACCCTCCCCTGTTTGGCAAATTGTTTAAAGCTGGATCTATTGAAGAAGCAGCTCTCGCTGCTTTTGCAGCCAAAAAGAAACTTGAGGAACAAAGGTACGAACTCAAAACATTTCTAAATCTTACACACGGACCTGGTGCTTACGAAGAACTTCTTGCTATGGAAGGTCAAATAAGAAAAGAACGTCAGCAGACTGTATACAAACAACAACAACTAAGACGGCAGATAGGCGAAGGAATAACTTGGTTTATTGTCATAGCTATAGTGGGTGGATTTATTGTAGGTGTTGCAGGTATATGGATGAAAAAAGCAAACGCATATGAATACAAACCAAAAGATTACACTAGACAACAAAAAATACATCAGGGTAAGATTAAAAAAAAAATTATACAACTTGTAGATTAAAGAAAAGGATAAAATCAAAATCGGGTATGATGGCTTGTATTTATATAGGTAACAATAAAACTTATGAGATGATGATTGAGAGTTGGTGTCCTAAACAGTATAAATGTATATACAACCCTTGGCAAAAAGAGCCAAATATAGATGATGTGATAAACTCCTTAAATAGTGCGGTAAAAAACAAATGACACAAAAAAAATTACAAAAAAATTCTATACTAAATGAATACGACCTTGATGGAGACGATCTGATAACAGATGAGGAGCTTGAGAGAGCAAAACAAATTAAGGAGACAGAAACAAAACTTAGAAAAAATCTAGCACAACTACGCATGGCAAGATATACGTTGATTGGAATGGGTGTGTTTACACTTGCTATGTTTGTAATACCTATTCCTAGAGTAGAAGCATTGGCTGAAATTAGCTCACTTTTCTATATAAGCGGCGCTGGCATAGTCGGTACGTATATGGGTACGTCAGCTTATATGCAAAAGAATGGTAAGTAGATGACAAAAAAAGATCCTAAAAAAGGAACAGGCAAAAAACCAAAAGGCACTGGTAGACGTTTATATACTGATGAGAACCCTAAAGACACAGTTAGAATTAAATTTGCAACTCCTGCTGATGCAAGAGCAACTGTTAGAAAAGTAAAAAAAATTAAAAAACCTTATGCTCGTAAAATTCAAATATTGACAGTAATGGAACAGCGAGCAAAAGTAATGAAGAAAACAGAAGTTGTTAGAATTGCAAAATCAGCCAAAGAAGCGTTAAAACGTGCAAAGAAAAAATGACTGTATTCATGTTAATGTGCTATCTCAATGATATATTTAATGGTGGAGTTTATTTTAAAAATGTAAATGAATGCTTGTATTATGCAGAAAAACTTAGTAATCAAAAAATCAATGTACCGATAAAAGTTGAAAAGTATGAGTGTATGTGTAAACTCATTCCAAATATTGACGATAAAAAAGTGAAAGTATATTAGGAGGTAGCCATGTTACAAGCACTTATAGGTCCTGTCACAGGACTCCTTGATAAATTTATTCCAGATGCAGATGAAAAAGCAAAGCTTGCTCACGAGATTGCCACTATGTCTCAAAAACATACGCAGGAAGCTTTGCTTGCCCAATTAGAAATCAACAAAGCTGAAGCCGCTAGTGGCTCTATATTTAAAGGCGGCTGGCGACCAGCAGTTGGGTGGGTCTGTGCGATTGCTTTTGCATATCATTTTATCATTAAAGATTTAATTATATTCGGTGCATCGTTTGCAGGTGCAGAACTACCAGAATTACCAGAATTTGATATGGGTACACTTTTAACTGTTTTGGGCGGAATGCTCGGAATTGGCGGCTTGAGGACATATGAAAAGCAAAAAGGGCTAACAAAATAACACAAGATTTATTCAGACATCTAAGGATACATTGTAAAAAAATGGAAAATAAAAAAAAAGAGGTTGTCATTTGTTGGATACATAAAATTGCTATGAAAGAAATAAAGTGTGAAGAACCAATACCAGAATACGGAATTTATACCTATAAAGAATACAAATGCCCTATGTGTCTTACATCATTAAGGGAGAGTGATAATGGATGGAGTTAAATTAGCAGAGCATTTGTACAAGAACATACGTCAAAGAAAAGAACAGTTAAGTGAATCTTTGGCTGATGGAGCGATAGGATCTATGGAAGACTATCGAGCAATAACAGGTGAAATACGAGGTCTAACCTGGATTGAAGAAGAATTAAGAACCTCGATGAAAGGTATAGAAGATGACTAAAAAGTTATACGTGCCAGATC